CCTCCCACGTCGCACCATGCGTGTGCCCCCGTGTACCCCTGCGTGCGCGCGGGAATAGCTCGGGCGTTGCGCGTGCGGTTATCCGTTTACTCGCGTGGTGACGCCAGTCGAACACCGGGCGGGGCGAGGGTACTCGCGTGGTTAGGGCGGGAGTACGCCGCACATCGGCGGGAGTGCAGGCGTGAGTACACACGAGGGGCATCTATCTTGCTTTACGGCTATACCCACCAGTGTACTCAGGGCTTAGGCTACACTAGTACACCTGATATGCCTCTGAATTGGTACATTCTCGCTACACAGAGCCCGCATCTATTTGCCCGGAGTATGTGTAGTAGGAGTACACCTGAGTACGACTGAGAGTGAGGACTGAGAGTACACCTAGCCTGCTGATAGTAGGACGAGGATAGAGACTGATAGAGACCGTGGGAGTACACCAGACTACTCCCTGATAGTAGGTCTGAGAGTACACCTGACCAGCGGCGTGGGAGGGCGTGGGAGTACACCGGAGGACACCAAGCGCAACGGGACTGCGCACCAGGGAGCACATCTGTAAGGTTGAGCGGTGTACTACTATGGGTACTCAGGGTAGGTGCGACCAGGGTGATTGACGGTGCTCCGGGGGAGGTCCGGGAAACGGGTCGAAGTACATCTGTCAATAGTGAGGGATTACAACGAGTTGACCCTGTTTTGATACGCTTCCAGCTCGACCGATTACACCCGTAATCAAGGCAGCTCAGACGACTGTTGTACTCAGAATGGGTAAGCGACGGAACAAACCGTTTGACCAGTGATTAGGGCGTCTGTAGAGAACTGAACACCGGAGACGGGGCGGGCGGAAACGCCAGCCACTCCGGAGTGGGTCACGGCGGTAACAGTGACGAGGCTAGGTAACACCAGCCACCAACGAGGCCCTACGGGGACGCAAGCTCGGGAAACCTTCGGGGAGTACGGATAAGCCTTGCGGTTAGGTGGACGTGCAAAACTCCTAGCACCGGTGGAACTCCGGTTGCCTAGCTCTAGTCAGGACGCGGATGACGCCAGCCTGCTAGCCTAAGCGTACTCTCCGCATGACAAAGCGGGTGTACGCAGGAAGTAGCTCCGAGTGGGCGGGATTAAGTTACTGTGGGTCACTGATGGGGCGCTTCCTCTCCAGACCTATTACCCAGTAGGGAAGCTGATTAGTTAGTGCGCTGCATCTGTAAGGTTTGCGGCGCGCTAGCAGTAAGCCCAAGGGCGCAGCCTTGACCGCGCTGACAACCCACCTGCATACGTCAGGCAAACCCTGATCACCGCCACCAAGTACCATGAGACGAACCTTGGGCTTACTCCTAGCGATGACACTAGGACGGCCTCACTTCACGACATCGGGTTGTGTAGGAGGCAAGCGAAGGGACATAACCATGGCTAAGCGTACCACTACTCCTAGCGATACCGCTCCGAAGACCACGAGCGGTGGCAAGGGGTACCAACAGTATCTCCAGGGTTCGGCGGCTGCGCTGGACAAGGCTATCATCTCGATCGGTCAACGCTCGAAGACCCTGGACCTCGACATCCACAACGCTGCGGTCGGCTGCATCGGGCGGTCTCTCCCGCACGACAACGGCGGACACCTCGACGCTGAGCGGGCTCGCAAGCTCGTCGCGGCGCTCTCCGCTGGTCAATCGCGTCTCCGTGTGGTGGCGTGGTTCCACCACTTCTCGAACATCCGCCTGACGGCCACCACCGACGCCAAGACGGGCGCGCTGACGGTCAAGGTGCGCCTGCTCAAGCCCGAGCACGACGAGTACAAGGCCGACATCGACCTGACCAAGGCGCACGACACGCCGTTCTGGAAGCTGAACGCTGAGGCCTCGGTCGAGGTGAAGCAGTTCGACAGCGCCGCGCTGTCCCGCTACCTGAACAACTTGGTCAAGGCGTACGCCAAGGCCAAGGAGGAGGGACATGTGTCGCTTACTCCCGTCGAGGAGAAGCTGGTCGAGGGCATGGTCAAGACGGCCAAGACCCAGGCTGACCGCGCTGCGCAAGTCGCCAAGCAGGCCGGTGCTGCGGTCATGAAGGTCGCCGCCGAGAAGCACGTCGATCCGCTGACGGTCATCGAGAACGTCCGCAAGACGGCCTGATGCACCCTCTGCTGCGGGTGCCTCTGCGAGGGGTCACGCACTACCACGCAGAGCGCCATCAAGCGCGGGCACGTTGTTGTCCGCCTTTACTTCTCGCAGGGTAAGCACGCTACCGCGTTCATAGGTAGGCGCGTGCTGGAGAACCCTAACTGGGAACCTCTGGCCTACCAAATCATCCACGCTGCGCTGGTCGCTCGGGCCTCACTCGACGACCTCTCCACGCGGTCCTGATAGGAGGGCACACGTGTCTGACTATGACATCATGAACCTGCTGGACCTCGCTATGGGTGTCCTGCTGATCATCGTCGTGGGTATTCTGGTGTACTGCCTGAATAACCCGTGCGACCCGCGCCGTAGGAGGCGCAAGTGAGAGGGCCACACTGCCCTCGTTGCGGCGAGTACATCTGTTCTTGCTGGCATACCCGGAGGTGGCCTCTCTGAGAGACGCCCTGTTCGTGAGCAGCGACATATACGCTGACCTCGCGAAGTACACCCAGACCATCGACACGATCGTGCCCAGCAAAAGCCTGTTGAGCACGATCTTCGACTTCCCGCTTATCGTGTCGGACCACATGCCCCGTGGCCGCATGGTGTGCAAGCATCCCAACCTCTCGCAGAAGGCTCGTCCTATCTCACACAACAATCTGAACCTGACCCCGGCCCAACTCTACCTCAAGATCAAGGCCGGTACCGTCAAGCCGGTACGCGACGGTTTCGTCGAGGCTGGTACGCTGGTTTGGTTCCGCTCTGGTTCCGGCCCCGTTCAAGTCACCGCAGGCTCGTCGGGGCACTCGCTGGCGACTTTCGACAACTACTCGCACCTGTACAGCATCGCCAAGCCGGGTGTGCGCCAAGGCGTCGCCCAGGTCCAGCCCAGCGTGGATTACCGCAAGGTGGACCTGCAACAGGTGCGGCTGGCTGACGGGTACCTCGTCGCCCCGTCGAACCCTCCCGCTTTCCTCTGGTTCTACAACAGCGAGACCCAGGCGGCGGAGAAACACGACGCGAAGTCCAAGGTCAGCCACTGGCGGATGAACCCGCATCTGTGGTTCCGTAACGAGCCCATCATCACGAAGGGCAAGTTCCTCGGGTACACACCCGAGGTCTAAGCACAGGCAGCTCTCGGGCTGCGCTACCCTGCACTAGTGCAGATGAGGGAGGCTCCCAGACTATCGGTTGAGCCTCCCGCCAACCCTTGCTCAGGGTCACAGAGTAATCCAATAGGGAGGCGGGGGCTTCCTTAAAGGCGACATACTGTCAAACGACCTGCAAAGCAGGCGCTATACCCGCATCAACGAAACGAGAATACGTGAACTCCATCCGTATCAAGTGGCCGACTGGTCAAGTCGAGGCCCGCGCTAACCCGGTCCGCATCAAGGGCCAACTGCTGCTCACTGCCGAAGGCAAGGCCCAGGCCCGCGCCATGCGTCAAGTGCTCGGCATCAAGTCGGTGTAACCGCATGTGCCAGCACTCGCTTGCTGGTGTGCGTCAACACCTGTCCGCTCGGGGCGTAGCGATTGCGCGCACCGATAAGGGCTACCAAGTTTGGGACAACTCCAAGTCCCGCAGCACTGCTGATACCCTGCCGTGTATCGACAGCGCGTACATCTACGGCATCAAGCTCAAAGCTGTCCGGGGAGGGCACTGCTAATGTTCGGTAAGGATTTCCTCAAGCGTCATCTGCCCGCCGAGCCGGTGAGCATCCCCTTCAACGCAGCCGTGATGACCATGGCGAACCGCCTCTGCCCCAAGGGCTGGGATGTGATGGACCTCGCACCCAACAGCCTGCACGCCCTGACCCTTCACGTCAGGTGCACCGGCAAGGTCGCCGTCTGGTCCGGCGCTTCGGACAACACCATCTTCTCCTGCCCGGAACACAACTGGGCCTTCCGTGCGTGGCACGACGCTACGCACTACCAACTCCAGCAGGACTTCTCGTTCGCTGGTGAGGCGAACACCGCCTTTGCGCAGTGCGCCGACCTGTTGGACCAGTACGGTCTGGACGAAGACACCCGCGAGTTCTGCGCCATCATCCTCTGCGAGGTGATCGGGCAGTCCGCATACTTCCACCTGCATGGGGAGCTCGTCCCCGACCAGCGGAAGTTCTACGCCGAGAACATCAAGGCGTACCGCTTCCTGGCTAACCGTGTGATCGACGAAGCGTACCGCGAAGCGCCGGGCAACCGCCTCGCCTTCCTCGCCCTGGCCCGCCGTATGTACGGTGTGGGCTAGTCACTCAACGACCTGAAACCGCGAAAGAGACGCAACCATGCAAATCATCACCACCGAGGCCATCAAGGCCGCCGCCCGTGCGGGCTATCTGGAAGGCACCCTGACGGCTCAGATGAAGGGCCCTTGTTGCAGGAACTACGCGGAGGAGGGCGGTGTGGTCTACCACTGCGCCGTCGCCCAGGCCCTCCCTCTGGCGTTCAACAAGATGCACCCGACGGACACCGTGTCCTTCAACCGCTTCGCTCTGGAGGAGTTCGGGTATCTGTACGAGGACATTGAGCAGGCGCAACGGTTGCAGGCTGCCCACGACAGTTGGGCGAATGCAGCCAAGTATTCCGACACTCTCGCGAAGGAGTACCGTGAGAAGTTCCTCGACGACATCGACATGCCCGAGGACCAGCGCTAGAGCCCAGTGCGTATCCAGCCTAAGTTCGATTTCAGGGACTACGGATACGGTCGCATTGACGTGACCTTGTCTTCGGCTCCGGGCGTGCTGGTGCGTATCCACCAGTGGCGTGGCAAGGCTACCGTTTGCTTCATGACGGAAAGCCTGGAGGACGAAGACAAGGAGATCGTCGGCGACATCGAGAAGTGCGCCAGCCTGCCCGAGGCAATGCAGCGCGCCTGTAACGTGCTTCTCCAGTCCCGTCTGTAAGGTCGAGGTGTCCGAAGTTTGTAGCAGATTTCGGACACTTCCTCCGTCCAGATGGACGCCGTTGGGCATAGTGCCCGCATCTATGGAGACTACTACATGACCACCGAAACCACCGCCGTCGTCGTCCGCAAGACCACCGCCGAGCTGCTGGCCCTGGCCGAAGCCCGCGTCGCCACCCTGCGTGCGAAGCTGGTCGCCGAGACGATGCTGAACAACGTCTTCGAAGGCGACGACATCCAGTTCAACTACGGCAAGTCGAACAGCAAGGACGGCATCGTCAGCAAGCGCGGCCTCGTCATCGGCCGCCGCGAGATGGAGACCGGCGTCCAACTGATGGTCGAGGTCCAGGGCGAGACCGCCTTTGACACCGAGCGCCTGAAGGTCTTCACCCGCGACGTGACCGTGAACTACACCCGCCCGATCGCCGAAGGTGTGGTCGAAGCGGCCAACGCCGAGGTCACCCCGGAAGCCTCGGACGAGAGCGACCCGCTGGCCGCTGCCTAACCAGCACTAGGTGCGGAGTGAGGTGTAACAGCCTCACTCCACGGCCTACCTACGAACTACCGACACGCATCAACAACAGAGAGGTCAAATGACCATCGGTTCCTTTATCGCGGGCAAGACCCGCGCCCTGGTGGCCCTGGCTACCACGCTCCACATCGCCGGTCTCGGCGCGGCTGTCGCCTCGGCCAAGCGCCAGGAGAAGGCTGCGGAGAACGCCCGCGCTGCTGCCCAGGCCACCGAGGGCCAAGTGCAGGCCCTGCTGGCTGCGGCCATCGACGCCACGGACAAGGCGAGCATCCAGGTGCAATCGGCCCGCAAGCACTCCAAGAACGTGGTCACCGCTGCCGTGGCCGAGGCCAAGAGCCTGGGTCGCAAGGAGACCTTCGCTTGATCACCGCTGAGCGCCACTATCCCGGTAAAGACATGGTCGCTCCGGCCGGTAAGCGCCTGAGCGGCCCCGGCACCCGCAGCAAGAACCCGTCGCGCTACGACGCGGTGGGCAAGGCCCTCAAGGAGCGTGCGCAGTGAGCGCCAGCCGTACGCTGCTGAACAAGCAGGGCCGCAAGCACGGCCCTCTGTCGCGGGCTCGCTGGGAAATCCCGGCCTCCCGTGCTACTCGCATGGCTGGCAAGGCTCCCTCGCTGGTCCAGCGTGCGCTCATGATCGCCAAGGGCGAGGGCCGCACGGCCACGATCCTGCGCCGTGAACAGGCGTACCGGGATCAAGCCCGCCAGCAGGCCCACGACTATGGTGGTACGCCGGTTGCGTAACGGGCCTGACCTCTGGGCGGCTCTGCTGGAGGACCTCGTACCCATCTTCGGCGGTGACACTATCGTCGCTGGCGGTGCGGTGCGGGACTTCATGCTAGGTCTGGAGCCCAAGGACATCGACATCTGGGTCAACGAGCGCGATCTCGTCGGGATGCAGCACAAGATGCGGCGTCTGCACGAGGATCAGTACCTTCGCTGGAACTGGTACCTCAAGGAGATGGAGGACGGAGACCCCGACTACAACGGGTCTATCGGCGACAACCTCCTGATCTGGGAAGGTGAGGCGGTCTATAAGCCGCAAGTCGGCGAGGGTGCTGTGCACATGGCCATCAATGTCATCGCTTGCCCTGAGCATGTCGATGGTATCGAGGCTGTTGTCGACCGCTTCGACATGGACATCTGCCAGTGGTGGTTCTCTGGAGGCATGATCCACCAGACCCCGGCTGCACTAGCCGCCCTGGATAACCGCACGGCTACCGTGATCCGAGGGCATGACCACAGCCGGGCTGATCGACGCTTCGCGAACTTCAACGCTCGGAACCCTGGCGTGCTCAAGTACGTCAACCCGTTCCAAGGGGACCTGTTCGAATGAGCCCGAAGAACGACGGGCCTATCCCGCAGGCCCGGGAACGCCTCAAGCGTCTGCAAGTCGGGGTGCAGCAAGGGACCATCACCGACTATCAGGTGATCGCCAACACCTTGCACTCCATCGAGAAGATGCTGTACCGCAAGCCGCCTGTCCGCGTGGCCCCTCGCAAGACCTCCAAGGTCACGAAGGATCGCGTGGAGTACGTCAAGATGAAGGCCAAGCAAATGCCCGATGCTTCCATGATGGAGCTTGCGCACTATGCTGGGCTGAACTCTGGGCGCGTGTCAGAAATCCTGAACGGGAAGTATGACTACCTTCTCCGAGACTAACCACATGCTCCGTGCTCTGGGCCTCAACGTCGACACGGCGGACGAGTTCTTCCCCGAGCTGCACGACTGCCGCAGTGAGCAAGGCTTTCAGCCGCAGTCCGAGCGGGACGTTATGCAGTCCCACGGATACGACCTGATGACGCCTCTGGACAAGTTCTTCGAGGCACCCATGCAGATGCGCATGGACTATGCGGAAGCCCTGACATGCTCGGATGGGTGATCGCCAGCATCGCCGCTGTACTCCTGATCTTGTTCCTAGTGGACCGGTTCTGGGTCAGCCGCGAAGAGTGGGAGTTGTACTATCGATGACCGCCAAGGTCTACAACTGCTTCAACCAGCTCCGCAAGGATCAGCTGGACAAGGAGCAGGCGCGCAAAGAGATGGAGAAGCGCAACAAGCGCCTCGCCAAGGAATACCGCAAGCCTAAGCAAGCGGCGAACACCGAGGCGTGACTGATCGCCTAGACCCCAGCGTCTTCCTGCACTTAGCGCAGGAGCTTGCCGAAGGGCAGTCTAGGACAGTCCACGGCTGCTGTGGGGGTAAGAAGCTGGTCGTCGACCACAAACGCGACGGCTGGGGCGCTTACTGCTACCGGTGCTCGGGCAGAGGATGGGTACCCAAACCCCCAGAAAGCCTCGCCCAAAGGATAGCCCGCCTGGGCGCTAGGAACGCCGAGGAAGCCGTTGTTCGTGCCTCCCTGGACCTACCGACCCCGGCCAATAACGACCCGCGTACGTGGCCCCTGGAGGCCCGCGTGTGGCTGTACAAGGTGGGGTTCTCCAACGACGACATCGTCAACCTGGGGTTCTTCTACCACGCACGGACCAAGCGTGTCGTGATGCCCTCACTCAACGAGGGCAAACTGGTGTACTGGCAAGCGAGGGGTTTCGATCCTGAGTTCGCGAAATACATCAACCCTCCGGTAAACCCTAAGCCGGTGGCCAAGTATGGCAGTGGTCCTGTCCTCGTGCTCAATGAGGACATGCTGTCCGCAGCCAAGGTTGGCATGGTAACCGAGGCATGGTCTCTACTCGGTACGAAGATCAGCACTGCCACAGTCGCCGAGATCATCGGGCTGCGTAAGCCCGTGGTCATCTGGCTAGACCCTGATGATGCTGGAAGGAAGGGCAGTGTTGCCGTGTACAAGGCGCTGACGGCTGGCGGTGTGCAAGCCCGTGTGGTGCGCACCGACGCAGACCCTAAGCTCCATAGCAAGAAGGAGATCACGCATATCCTTGGACTTGACAGTCCTCCGATTGCTTCGCCGTCGTGAAGACCACGACAAAGTAATCAGAGCTGTACCCAAACACGTTATGGACGTGCACACCAAGACGATCTTGGAAGACTTCGGGAAGTTCTTCACCGAGTTCCCCGACGAGGACGAGATCGATGGTACCGGCACGTTCTGGACGTGGTTCTACAGTTTCGCACACCCGTCGCTCAACGCAGAGCAGCGGGCGCACTATCAGGCTCTCCTGGCCCAGGTCAACGCTGACCTATCGCCAGCCCAGAAGGACGGCCTCATGGCCCGCCTTGTGGAAGCCGATGCTGCGCACCGCATGACGGAGATGCTCCAGGCGTACAACGAGGGCGGAGAGGTCAGCGTTGCTGCTGAACTCAGGGCCATCATGGACAAGCTGGAGCAAGACACCGCACGGAAGGTCAAGACCCCTCTGGTCCAGGCCAATATCCGCGCCATGCTCGACCAAGACCGGAACAACATCGGGTTCACGTGGCCACCCGGCCTTGAGGGCCTGAACCTCTGCATGAGGCCGGGGCGAGCCGGTGACTTCATCGTGGGCGCTGCCCGCCCTGACACCGGCAAGACCTCCCTCGCCGCAGCGGCAGTGGTGCACTGGGCTACTCAGCTCGACACCGTCTATCCGCCGCTTGACGATGAGGGTAACCCCGATCCGGTCAATGGCATCCCGCAGAACCGGGAGATCATCTGGCTGAACAACGAGGGTATGGGAGATCGCATCGTGGTGCGCCTGTACCAAGCCGCGCTCAAGGCCACCGTCGAAGACCTGTGCAAATGGGACGCTGATGGTACGCTGTACTCTCGGTACGTGGAGGCCTTGGGTGGTCGGGATAGCATCAAGGTCTATGACGTTCACGAGTTCTGGACGCACGAGCTTGAAGACATCCTGCGCACCACGAACCCCGGCATCATCATCGGCGACATGCCGGATAACTTCCGGTACGGCGGCGAGATGACCAACGGGGGCCAGCGCACCGACCAGTTGTTGGAGGCGTTGTATCAGTGGCTCCGCATCCGTGGAGTGAAGTACAACTCCATGGTCTACGCTACGTCCCAGATCAGCGCCGATGGCGAGGGTATGGCGTACCCCTTCTTGGGTATGCTCAAGGACAGCAAGACGGGGAAGCAGGGCGCGGCCGACGTGATCCTGACGATGGGCTTCAAGCCTGACTTCCCGAACACCCGATACCTTGGCTGCACCAAGAACAAGCTGGTGCGCTCTGGTCGACCGAAAGACCCGCGCCTGGAGGTGACCTTCGACGGCAGTCGATGCACCTTCCAAGAGCAAGGGATCAGTCTAGGGAGTGCCGATGGCCCAGCGCCACACGCTGCCGCAGAAGGTTAAGGCCTACGAGGAGGCACACATCGGGGATAGGTTCCGGGACGAGCTGCGTAGACGGCTGCACGATCCGAACTATTACCTGCTGCGCTACCTACGCTGCCATGTTAGGGCGCATGGCGCTAACCTCGCCTCTAGGGTAGGTAATCCTCCTATGTACCTACCTCCCGACTTTACTGAGATCGAGTTCCAACTCCACGAGTGCCCCGTGTGCTACTGGGTTGTTGCTGATGGCGACATCATCGACAAGTGGTGGAAGGACCAGGGATGAGCCTTGCGCTACAATCTACCCAACGAGCCCTGGAGCGGGCCAAGGTAACCTTCCCCTATGCGGTGTGGGACGTGGAGACCACGATCTACACCAGCTACAAGCGGAAGGGTAACCCGTTCGACCCCAGGAACTTCGTGGTCATGTCGGGCTACAAGCACACCCTAATGGGTACCACGGTGCTCGGCGACTACTTCGGCAAGGCTGGCCGTCCCCGTGACTGGTTCCTCAAGCTGCTACAGGGGCACAAGCTCCTCGTAGGCCAGAACATCAAGTTCGATCTGCTGCACGCCTTCATGGACGAGCAGTGGGGCGAGCTGAACCACCAAGCGTGGATGGCCTGGGTGGCTGCGGGCGGTAACGTCTGGGACATCCAGCTTGCTGAGTATCTGCTGGAGGGCATGACCCAAGCCAGCCAGATGATGAGCCTGGACGAACTCGCTCCGAAGTACGGAGGTAACGTCAAGTTCGACGAGGTGAAAGCCTTGTGGGAAGCTGGCGTGCAGACGTACGACATCGACGAAGGGCTGCTTACGCGGTACCTTGTTGGTACTCCGGAGGAACACGGCGACATCGGCAACACCGAGCTGGTCTTCCTGGGCCAGTACGACAGAGCCAAGACCGCTGGTCAGGTCAAGAGCATCTTGCTCAACATGGGCTCCCTGCTGTACACCATCGAGGCCGAGTTCAACGGTATGGCCGTGGACAAGGAAGAGGGGATCAAGCAGGCCAAGCTGCTGGGTGAGCAGATCGCTGAGATGTCCGCCGAGTTGCAGGGGTACCTGCCGGAAGACCTCCCGTTCAAGTTCAACTGGAACAGCGGTACTCAGAAGTCCGCCATCATCTTCGGCGGCAAGGTGAAGTACCAGAAGTGGGTGCAGCACACCGGAGACGACGGTCTACCAGCCTTCGCTATGAAGGATCAGGTGATGTACGTCGGGCCGGGTGACACGCTCACTGAACAACCTGATTTCGACACGCTCACGTACAAGAGCGGCAAGAACGCAGGCGAGTTCAAGACCAAGAAGGTCAAGGTCAAGGACTTCGACAAGCCCAAGGGAGCCAAGCAGGACTTCTACTGGGAGTTCCCTGGGTACACCACGCCCCGCCCCGAGTGGCGAGGGGCTACCGAAGGGGTGTACTCTACCTCCGCCCAGGTGATCGCTGACCTGGGTAACCGAGGCATACCGTTCCTGGCCACGCTGAGTAAGCTGGTCGGGATGACGAAGGACCTGACCACGTACTACATCGTGGTGGACGAGGAGACCGGTGAGGCTACCGGGATGCTCACGCTGGTTCAGTTGGATGGGATCATCCATCACAGCCTGAACCACACCAGCACCATCACGGCGCGCTTCTCATCGTCTAACCCGAACCTCCAGAACATCCCGAAGGAAGGGAAGTCTGTCGTCAAGCTGCTGTTCATCTCGCGCTTCAAGGGCGGGAAGATCATTCAGTCGGACTTCACGGCCCTGGAGGTGTACGTCCAGGCTATCCTGACGAAGTGTCCCCAGCTTATCCGCGACTTGCTTGCGGGTCTGGACATGCACTGCGTCCGGGTGTCGCAGACGTACAACATCCCGTACGAGGAGGCCTACCGCCTCTGCGTGGTGGACAAGGAGGGCGACTGGCCCAAGAAGCGGACCAAGGCGAAAATCTTCTCGTTCCAACGTGCCTATGGCGCAGGTGCCCAGAAGATCGCCGACAGCACGGGCATGCCCATCGAAGAAGTCGAGGCCCTGATTGCCGCTGAGAACGAGCGGTACCCGGAGATCGACAAGTTCTACGCGGCGCTGTCCGAGTTGCTGGACCGCAGTGCCCAACAGTCCGGTATCGTGGTCATGCACCCCGACATCAATGGCTTGCACTGCTTCTTGAGGAAGGCGTACTACCGCACTCCCGACAACAAGCTGTACTCCTACCGTGAACACCCTGCTCCTAAGTGGATCGCCGAGCGCCCCGCCTCCAAGGGCGGCAAGGCCTCGTCGTTCTCGCCTACCGAGATCAAGAACTACATCGTTCAGGGTGAAGGTGGGGAGTGGGCTAAGGCGGCGATGTGGCTTGCGGTTCGCGAGTTCTATCGTCGTGAGAACTTCGGCGGTAAGGGCCTGCTCGTGAACCAAGTCCACGACGCACTCTATGCCGACGCGGACGATAGCGTGGCCCTTGAGGTCGCCGTTGTCCTTGAGGCCTCCATGCTCGCTGCGAGCGAGTTTATGGAGTGGTACTTCGGCTGGGAAGTCCCCGTCCCCGTTCCCTCGGCTACGGCCTGGGGTGCGAACATGATGGAGGAACACGCCCTGCCGGAAGGGTTCACCGACTTGGTGGCCCAAGAGAGGCTGGCCTTGCGTCAGCGCTACCTCGGGGGTTACACCCCGTCCTTCAACTAGCTCAAGCATCAAGGAGCACATCAATGACCGATCAATCTTACAACGCCCTCGACGCCCTGGACCAACTGGACGGCATGCTGGAAGACCAGTCCGTCGCCTCGGCCGGTGGTGGCGAACGCATCCTCCCGGAGGAAGGCCTCGCTGGCCTGCGCTTCGTGGAGTACATCGAACTGGGCAAGTTCGAGGAAGAGTTCGAGGGCAAGAAGAAGACTGTCGAGAAGGTCATCCTGACCTTCGAACTCTTCGGCAGCAAGTGGCCGCTCATCGACGGCAAGCCGCTCCGCATGTCGTGGGACATGACCAAGAGCACGAGCGAGAAGTCGCACTACTTCCGCCTGTTCAAGAGCATGAACTACGACGGTACGGCTACGCACATGGCGAAGCTGCTGGGCCGCGCCTTCATGGGCAACGTCCGCCACCAGCCGACGAAGAAGGACCCCACGAAGAAGTACGCCTCGCTGCGTGACCTGAACAACATCTTCACGATCCGTGCGCCGGTCTACGAGGACCCGATCACGAACGAGAAGAAGAACCTGGAGGTTCCGCCGATGGTCGGCCCCGCCAAGGTGTTCCTGTTCGATCACGCCAGCAAGCCGATGTGGGACAGCCTGTTCATCGACGGCATGTACGAGGAGAAGCGCAACGAGAAGGGCGAGGTCACGCATGAGGCCAAGTCCAAGAACTGGCTGCAAGAGCGCATCATGTCGGCGATGAACTTCCCCGGCTCGAAGCTCGCGGCCATGGTGCAAGCCGGTGGCCTGCCGAATATCCAGAACGGCGCGATCAAGGTCGAACGTTCGGGTGCTTCGGAAGACCCGCTCTCGCAAGCGGCCTAACTGAGGTAGGGAGGGGCTTCGGCTCCTCCCGCTTCTCTGGAGAACGACGATGGCTTTCGATGCTCTGGAGGCCCTGGAAGGCCTCAACATTTCCGACATGCCGGTGTACCCCGAGACGGTACCCGGCCTCGTGCTGCACGTGGATGGCGACTACCTCGCCTACTATGGCAGCGGCAAGGACACCAAGCCCCAGGACGAAGCCTGGGCTGACACCCTCAAGCTGGTCGAGATTTTCCGTCTCCGCACCGGTTCCGAGAAGGTGGTCATGCACAACACCGGAGACACCAGCGACAAGGGCGGACGGTTCCACGTCGGTACTGTCAAGCCCTACCAGGGTCAACGCGATCCTGGGCGCAAGCCTGCGAACTACCGGTACATCCGCACCAAGCTGCTGACCGATGGCGCTGGCCCTTGGCAGACCAAGACGTGGCAGACCCGTGAAGCTGACGACGGCATCGGCGCTTGCGCCCTGTACGCCACGACGCAGCCGGTGGGCTACTGCGCCATCGCTACGGCCGACAAGGACATGCGGATGCTCCCCGGTTTGCACATCGACTGGGTGAAGCCTGACATCCCGCTCACTCGCGTTCTGCCTGGGCAGTTCGATGTGCTGGGTGCGAACTTCAAGCAGTACGGGCTCAAGTGGTTCTGGCTGCAAATGCTGATGGGGGACACGGCGGACAACTGCCCTGGCCTGCCGCAGTACCGCTACATCGACCCCAAGAAGGGTGACGTGAAGTTCGCCAAGGTCGGCGAGAAGACTGCTGAGAAGCTGCTGGAGGACTGCAAGACCTCTCAGGAAGCGTACCTCATGGTCTCTACGCTGTACCAAGAAGCCTACACCCCGGTCAACGACGAGGGCGACTTCGTCAAGGGCCATACGGAGTGGGCCGACCGCTTCGTGGAGCAAGCTGCGCTCCTGTGGATGCGCACCGACGCTACTGCTACGCTCCTCGATTTCCTCAACCACGCGGGGGCCTCCAAGCTCTGCGACGCATGGCATCCCGACATCCGGGTTGCGGCTGCCCGCCTACTGAAAAGGGTGACCACTGCACGGGAGAAGGTTGAAGCACTCGGAAGTCGCTGACGTCCGCAACGCTCAGATTGCGGCACAGGGCAACCGCTGTGCTTTGTGTGGTCTGCCGGGGGTCGCAACTGATCCCTGTCTGGACCACGATCACGAGAACGGGGCGGTGCGGGGTACCCTGCACCGTTCCTGCAATGCACTACTCGGGCACGTCGAGAACAACCGCAACCGCCGAGGACTTGGCGGTGACGTAGCGTTCATGGCTTTCTGCCACGGCATCGGCCCGTATCTCCAGAAGTACAAGTTCCCGGTAACGGGGCTAGTCCATCCGACGTTCAAGACGGAGGACGAGAAACGCATCGCTCGCAACGCTAAGGCCCGCAAGGCCAGGGCCACTGCGAAAGCAAAGAGGTAAGTTGACCAAGCTACAAGACATCAACATCTCGGTCGATGACATCAAGTCGGCCCTGGACGAGCACAACGGTTCTGTCGCCAAAGCCGCGAAGGACCTGGGTGTGTCTCCTCACAGGCTCCGCACCCTGATCGACCGCCTTGATCCCGAAGACCTCAGTGCCAAGCTGAACCTCGCTCGTGAGGTTCGTCGAGCCCGCAACTTCCAGACGGAGAACAACAAGCTCCGCCAGGATAACCGCGCTCTGGTCGAGGCTGTCGGGACTAAGGAAGGCCTCCTCGACGCCCTTGCGAAGGTGGCCGATACGCTGAACCAGCGACCGCCGGTGGAGTTCAATGTCACTCCCGGCCAAGGGAAACCCATGACTGTGGAAATCCTGCTGTCCGATCTCCAGATCGGTAAGCTCGGTCCCGGCTACAACACCCCCATCGCCCGCAAGCGCCTGTTTGAGTTTGGTCGCGCCATCCTCTTCCAGATCGCCCAGAAGCAGGCGGCGGGCTACCACATCGAGCGCATCGTGCTCGCCATCATCGGCGACATCATCGAGAGCGACGAGAAGCATCGGAACTCTGCGCGAGCCTGCGATACCGGCACGGCCGAGCAGATGTGGGACGCCATCGGTGGCATCTTCGGCTTTGTCGTCGAGCCCCTGGCCCGCCTGGGCATCCCCATGGATGTCATCGGGGTCACGGGCAATCACGACTGGAACGAGCATGGCATCAACATGTTCCTCCCCGGCAAGACGCACCTGTCGTACCCGCTGTACAAGACCCTGGAGCTGGTCACGCAGCGCGCTGGGTATGACTGGGTGAACTTCGACATCCCCGAGGGGTCGTACACCACCACCAGCATCTACGGCCAGCGCGTGCTGTACGAGCACGGTGTTGGCGTGTCTGTCTCCGAGAGCGCTATGAAGGCCCACAAGGTCAAGCGCGCCGAGCAAGAGAAGGCGCACATCACGTACTTCCGGATGGGCGACAAGCACACGGTTACTAGCTTCAACTCGGGGCAGTACATCGTCAACGGTGCGTTCTTCGGCGCGACCAAGGGCGGTGCGGAGTACAGCGGGATCGCTGGCTTCGACAGCGTGGCCGGTCAGGTCATGTGCTTCCACGTTCCCCGGAGCGACGACCGCCTCACGGTGTACGACACGTTCACGATCCAACTGGAGCACATCACGCATGGCTAGCTGCGCCGACTGCCGGTGGTGCAACGAGTTCATTGGAGGGCCGCATTGCGCGCCGTGCGTGGATGACGTGACCCGCCCGAACTTCCGCCTGAAAGACCCGTGGGTAGGCCAGATGGTCTCCACGAAATACCGTGACAACGTCACTCAACGACCTGAAACCGCTCAATCGCCGGGAGCCTCCGTGAGCCAAGACAATCTGACCAACGTGCTCGCCGAGCGCGGCAACCGCTACGGCCAGTTCAAGGACCAAGCGGTCTATGCGGACGGCATGAACAAGCTGTTCCAGACCTCGCCGAACTGGGAGACCATGGACCCGGACCAGCGTGAAGCGCTGCGCCTGATCGCCAACAAGATCGGCCGCATCCTCAACGGCGATCCGAACTATGACGACAGCTGGGTGGACATCGCTGGGTACTCCAAGCTCATCGCGAACCGCCTCCAGGGTAACCCGCAATAACCATGGGTTCCCTGTTGCTCTTGGCTCTGATGAGCTTTGTGCAGGTGTTCACGCTCGGGTTCCAGTCCCGGTGCGTGAATGCCGGGAACTATCTCCTGGCGTTCCTGTGCAGTAGCCTCATTGGCCTGTCGCAAGTCTACGTGTGGCATACTGTCATGGCCTCCCATGACCTCGTGTCCGCCGTCGTGTACAGCCTGAGCGGAGCCTGCGCTATCTGTTCGGCTATCTTCGTCCACAAGCGCATTGGACACTTCGGGATGAAGAAGCAATGAAGATGAACACTGCCTCGCAGATTGCCGAGGAGTTCCAATCCCGAGTGCAAGGTGGGGAGGACGCCCAGGAGGCGCTCCAAGCGACCATCGAGGCGCACTTGGGCGCGCACCCCAATGAGTACAAGGCGCACGTCTACGCCTACATCATCGACTACTATGAGGGCGAACGGCTCTCGGCCATCATCACGGAGGCTATGATCTATGAGCGCACGTAAAGTCGCACGAGGCTTCATCTACGCCATCATCTGGCTGGTGCTATGGTGGTTCCTGCTTCCGTGCGTGTTCGTGGAATGGGCGTTCGAACGTGAGTAAGGACTACATCGCCGGGAAGTTCGTCGAGGTCCGCAAGCTGGCCAAGACCACGGGCCTGGGCAAGACGCTGCACAAGGTGTCCCTTGATGAGGCCTTCGAAGCACTGGGCAAGGAGTACGAGGCCCAGAGCAAGCATGACGGATGTAGCGGCGTCGTGTTCCTGCACGCGGACGACACCAAACCGACCACGGTCCTGAGCCGCACTGGCGAGGAGTGTCTGTCCATGCAGATGCAGGGCCGTTTGCTGAGGGACGACTTCGACACAGTCGTCAGCAAGTACGGCCCGCTGGTCCTGCTGACTGAGGCGTGGTGGCCGGGTAAGGGTGAGTTCGCCGAGATCAGCGGCGCGTTCCGCAAGAAGTCCGAACAGCGCCCTCGCCTCATGTTCGTCGTCAGCGACATCCTGACCCTGGAGGAGTTCAATGCCGGTAAGACGAGTGTACCATACCGGGCTCGGATGGATCGCGGCCGAGGCGTACAGCCGAAAACCGCCGCCTGGACGTGGACTACCCGCCACCCGCCCGGCACCTACGGCGATCCGCGAGACCTTTGCGCCAAATATGTGCGTGGGGGAGGATTTGATGGGGTCGTCCTCGTTGACCTCGGAGCGGGGTGGGTGAAGGAAGAGGACAAGTCTGGCCGCAAGATCAAGGTCAAGAACGAACTCTCGTTCGCCTTGCGGGTCAAGGAGGTGAAGGTTGCCACTGGCGAAAAGACTGGCCGTGACGTGTACACTCTGGTTGTCGGCTTTGACGGCCGAGACCTGGGTGTTGGTTCTGGCGTCCCTCACAAGGTAGAGGACGTGCCGAAGGTGGGCGACATCGTGGAGATCGTCGCCATGGACTACAGCAGTGACGGGCTGCTTCGTGAACCCCGTTATAAGGGCATCCGTGCCGATGTGATCAAGGAGGATCGATGATCCAGTACCAACTGCTGCAACGCCGCGACGCCGACGAGCTGGACACCATCATCAAGGAGATGTCCGCCGAAGGCTGGAAGGTCCAAGGCCAAGTCAGCGCCGTGCTCGTGGGTGGTGGCCTGACGTGGTACGTCACCATGGCTAAGGCCCCGGCTACCAAGTAGTGAGCTACTACGACCACCTTCGCCGGGAGACTGAAGACCTCTTCCGTGGGAAGGTGGTCACACGTACTTGGTACGACGTACGTGCCAAGATACAAGTCTTTGAGTTTAGAGACGGTAAGCGTCTAGTCCTTACCGACGACATGATGCACGACCTACGTAGAAGCGACACATTCATGACGGCGCTTGGTCCCAGCATCTACAAAGAGCTGTACCCAGTGCAGCACTTCGGAGTGTCGGCCATAAGGCCTGAGCCTGCCGGGCAGTACGTGACTAGGAGCCTACCTGCGGAGGCCAAGCCGCAGGCCAAGATCACAGACCGAACGTCGGCCGTCTCTCGATGGGGCTTCGGTGGACAACGAGCCAAGCGCTTTAGGAGCCTATGCTAACCCAAGTTGAACTAGAAGCTGAGATGTACGCCCACGGGCGTCACCGGGCCGAGCGGATGATGTCTCGGAATGAAGATGCCGGTTCTGCGAACAACAACCCGTACGCCCCGGCGATCTACCGTCGCTTCGTTCTCCCCTTGGCTGAGCTGATCCGCGAGGATGTGGAGCACAAGAGGCCTGGGCGGCGGAAGGCGCATGCTACGCTGCTGGAGCCCATGAACTCCGAGGCGGTCGCGTACCTCGCCGTGCGCAACGTCCTGAACCTCATGCTCATGAACGCCAACGAGGATATTCGCGCTCGCAACGTGGCCACCGCCGTAGGCAAGTCGGTGTACCACGAGCTGATGCTGAGCCTGTTCTCCGAAGCCGAGCCCGACCTGTTCTACACGCTGGTCAACGACCTTGGTCGCCGGATGTCCAAGTCCGAGCGGCATAGGATGACGGTGTTCAAGATGCAGGCCAAGGAGGCTGGTGTACCGTTCCCCGAGTGGGGCGTGGCCGGTGTGGAGCAAGTCGGGGCGTATCTGCTGGACCAGCTAGAGCAGCTCGGCATGGTCACCACATGGATGACGGTAATCCCAGGCATCGGCAGGGCCAAGCCCAAGAAGGTCTACGACATCCGGCTCACTCCTGAGTTGGTCGAGCTTATCGGCGCGATCAAAGGGAACATCATCGAGTGCACCCCGTACTTCTTGCCGTGTGTCGAGCCGCCGAAACCCTGGACCTCGGTCAATAGCGGAGGCTTCCACACCAAGGACATGCGCCGTATGCAGCCGTTCGCAGTTCGCAGCTACGGCGGCTGGTCAGAGTATGCCGAGCATGACATGACTATGCCGCTGGCTGCGATCAACGCGCTCCAGAGCACGGCATGGAAGATCAACACGACCATGCTGGAGACTATCCGAGATGTGGCGCGGCACTTCGACATGGATGAAATCCTGTCGCAGGCGGAGTACCCCTCCCCACCGCGCCCTGAGTGGCTGGACGGCGACATGAAGTTCGACCAGATGACCAAAGACCAGCAGGATGAGTTCGTTCGCTGGAAGCGGGAGAAGTCCGAATGGTTCACGCAGATGAAGCTCCGAGGAACGAAGTACGGGAGGTTCTACGCTGCGACGACTGTGGCGGAGAAGTTCGCATCCTACCCGGCTATCTATTTCGTGTACTTTGCGGACTTCCGAGGACGTTTGTATGCCCAGACAACGGGAGTATCCCCCCAGGGCAGCGACATGCAGAAGTCTCTGATACACTTTGCCTCTGGGAAACCCCTCGCTACGTTGGAGGCCGAGCGATGGTTCTGCATACACGGAGCCAACAAGTGGGGCTACGACAAGGCGTCACTCGACGACCGGGTGAAGTGGGTCAAGGACCGGCACGACCTGATCATGGCGTTCGCCGAGAACCCGGTGGACAACCAAGGCTGGACCGAGGCGGACTGCCCCCTCCAGTTCCTGGCCTGGGCTATGGAGTACAGGGATTGGCAGACAGCGCCCCACACCTTCTTATCCCGTATACCCGTTGGCTTAGATGGAAGCTGCAATGGCTTGCAGAATTTCAGCGCGATGCTTCGGGACGAAGTTGGTGGCCGGGCTACCAATCTTGTGCCTTCTGCCTTGCCGAACGACATCTACCAGATGGTGGCCGATGTCACTGCCCTCAAGCTGCGGCAAGTAGAGCCCGACGAGAGGGGCTTCCGAGACAAGTGGCTCAAGCACGGCATGAACCGGTCTCTCGTCAAGCGCTCTGTCATGACACTGCCATACGGCTCGACCCGGTTCTCATGCGCAGACTTCATTGTGGGAGACTACCTCAAGGCCGGTAAGGCTACGGAGTTCGAGAAGCAGGAGTATCAAGCTGCTGCCCAGTACCTCTCGCACTTCGTGTGGGACGCCATCGGCGAGGTCGTGGTGAAAGCTCGGGAGGCGATGTCCTGGCTCCAGTCTTCCACCAAGGCGATCCTGGCCGAACACGGTAGGATCACGTGGACTGCACCGTCAGGGTTCCCTGTGTTCCAGATGTACGTTGAGCAGGACATGCACCGGATCAACACGCACCTCAATGGGAACGCCAAGATCAAGGTTACGGTGGACAACGACAAGCCGGATAAGTCCCGACACAAGAACGGGGTTGCTCCGAACTTCATCCACTCGTACGACGCTGCACACATGACTGAGACCGCCGTCTACGGTAGCGGCGAGGGAATGTGTCTGGCCATGATCCACGACGACTACGGTACCCACGCCGCTGATACGGAACGCCTGTTCCATTTGATCAGGGAGACCTTCGTCTCCATCTACGAACGCTGCGACCCGCTAGTCGAGTTTGCGGCGGCGTATAATCTGCCAGACCCCCCGTCTCGGGGCAGTCTGGACCTTCGCCTCGTTCTGGAGAGCCCGTACTTCTTCTCCTAGAAGTCGGGCCTTCCGGAGTTTTGGTACATTCTCGCTACAGAGGAACATCTATTGGTCGGAGTACCCCAAGATACCCAGGTTGTGATACGGCTAGAGAAATCGGCGTATGACAAGCTGGAGGAACAAGTGAACTCCAATACCCTAGTCAGTAGTACCACCACTGATGTAGAAGCAGGGTTCAAACTAGGAGTACACCATGTGCTCTCAGTCCTGCGGAAGGGTTTCGTCATTGGAGCGTAGGCTTCATCGAGATGACTACTTCCTAGTCCGTCAGCAAGTCCACGCTTACTTCACTCGTCGTCAAAAGCGAGTGGAGAAGGTGTGGCTCAAGTACGTTGACCTGGATGTGGTTATGGACTTCCTCTTCCGGGAGACTACCAACGCATGGATCGTTGGAGGGGCTTACCTAGTGGTGTACGACATCGGTACTCCCTGGTATGCCAACCCGGACAAACACAAGTTTCTATCGGAGATCATCGTCCTGGCCCTAGTGCCTGGAGGTAACCTCTCCGCCGTGCCTGAGTTCTTAGAACGGCAGGCCGCAGAGGCCGGGGCTGTAGTTGCTGGTGCTGGAACGGCGCTGGCTCCAAACAACAGAGCCCTGGCCCGAGTTTACGCACGGGCTGGCTTCAACATCGAGGCTTTCATTCTCATCAAGGAGATCACCCGTGAGCGACATCCTCGGGACCAAGAAGGCGGCTAAGACGGTCGCCGCTGCGGAGATGCAGTCTGCCCAGCAGACCGCAGCCGCCTACGACGCCAACACCAAGGCGGTCCAAGAGGCCGCCGATAAGCAGGTCGCCCTCATCAAGGAGCAGACTGCGGCGCAAGTCCAGGCTGCCAAAGATCAAGCGGCTCAGACCCAGCGTATCGCCGACGAGCAGGCCAAGCAGTTCCAACTCACCATCGACAATCAAAATCAGCAGTTCGCTCAACAGCAGCAGAACTACAACGATAAGATGGCGCAGGACCAGAAGAACTACGACAGTCAGATGACCTATGCGCAGCAGCAAGCAGCGCAGCAGCAGTCTAACTTCGAGTTGCAGCTCAAGACCACTCAGGACAACAACGCCACGCAGCTCAAGGCTGTGCAGGATGCTTCGGCGGCGCAACTCAAGGCTATGGCCGAGGCTGCTGCGGAGGCGAAGGCTGCTGCTGCTCGTCAAGAGCAAGCCCAGCGCGATGGCGCTAAGACTGCCCAGGTCGCTCTGGAAGGAGGCATGGCTCGTGACGCTGCCATGAAGACCGCATCGGAGATCGTCAGCAAGCCGCTGGCCACGACCGATGTCATCCTCTCCACCGACAGCAACACCGAACCGAGCACTTCCATTGACCCTGTCACGGGGCGGAAGAAGACCGTTCGATCGAAATTCCAGGCGGGTTCCAACAACACCGGCCTGCTAATCCCCTAGAGGAGAACCCTTGGCCATTGCCACCACTGCGCACGGCCGCTGGTCCCAACTTGACGGGAAGCGGTCGAGCCTGATCAAGCGTACCGAGAAGTACGCGGGCTTCACCATCGCGAAGCTATGTACCCCTGACGGGTACGACCAGAACACTGACGAACTCCAGCATGACTTCCAAGCGGTCGGGGCGCAAGCCGTGAACCACTTGGCGAACAAGATCATGCTGGCCCTGTTCGCACCCTCCCGCCCGTTCTTCCGCCTGGACCCCAGCGTCAAGCTGCGGGCCACGCTCAAGGAAGCCGGGGTGGATGAGACCAAGCTCCAAGAGATGCTGGCCCTCGGCGAGAAGGAGGCCATCTCCGAACTCGACCGGCTGTCGCTGCGTCCTAAGCTCTACGAGGCGATCAAGCATCTGATCGTCACCGGCAATGTCCTCATGATCCTTGAGGAAGAGACCCGCGTAGTCGGCCTCAAGAACTACTGTGTGCGCCGGTCTCAGACTGGTCGTGTACTGGAGGTTCTGCATCGGGACAAGCTGACCTTCGACGAACTTGTCGAGGACATCCAGATCACGATGATGTACGCCGACAAGACGTACGAGAGCAAGCCGGATAAGGAGGTCTGCCTTTACAGGTGGATCAGGCGCCTACCCAACGGGAACTTCCACGTTGAGCAGTGGGTGGACAAGCATCAGCTTCCCCCCGAGTTCTCCGCGACCTACACGCCAGATCAGCTTCCCTATCGCGTCCTGACCTGGGACCTGTCTGACGACGCCCACTACGGTACCGGCCTTGTCGAGGACTACCAAGGCGACTTCGCCGGTCTCTCGACCCTCTCCAAATCTCAAGTCATCGCCGCTGTCCTGTGCAGCGAGTTCCGCTGGCTGGTGAACCCTGCGGGGCAGACCAAGCCGGAAGACCTGATGGCCTCGGAGAACGGGTCTGCACTCCCAGGCTCCAAAGACGATGTCGTACTGATCCAATCCGGCAAGGCCGGGGACATGCAGATCGTCCAGGCCATCGGCCAGGAGTACGTCCAGCGCATCGGCAGAGGCTTCCTACTTGGCTCCGCTGTAACGCGGGACGCCGAGCGGGTCACTGCGGAAGAAATCAGGATGCAGGCCACGGAACTGGAAACGTCACTCGGCGGCGCATACTCGCGTCTGGCCGTGGACTTCCAAGTCCCCCTCTCCTACTACCTGCTGGACCGGATCAACTTCAAGATCAACGGTACAGAGGTTCGCCCCTCTATCGTCACCGGCCTGGACGCACTGTCCCGCAACGGTGACCTCGAAAACCTCAAGCTCTGGCTCGCCGACATGGCTGGTCTCGCCGCGCTTCCGCCGGGTCTCCAAGGCTCGCTCAAGATGACGGAGATCAGCCGTACGCTGGCGTCTGCCCGACGTATTGAGGTGGACAAGTACATGAAGTCCCCCGAAGAGATCAAGCAGGAACAACAGCAAATGCTGATGATGCAGGCGCAAGCCCAAGCTGCTGCTAAGGGGATCGACACGGCGGGTAACATCGCCGAAGCCAACGCAACCCAAGGACAGTAATGGTCGATACGCCGAACGACGACACTACTGGTGCTGTGACCCCAGAGGTCGCCCTCCAGATCGAGAGTACCCCTGCCCCCATCGCGGACCCGATTGCTGCGGCTGCGGCTGCGGCTGCTGCGGAAGCTGCGAAGGCCGGGGAGCAGAACCCGGTTCCCGAGAAGCCGATCAAGGAAGACCCTCCGGAGCCTTCGTACACGTACGAGCCCACGGGTGATCCCGGCCTGGACACTGCGCTCCAGTTCATCGGTGCTCTGGGCATCAACGAACACAACCCGGCCATGCAAGCCGCCATCAAGGGCGACTTCACGGCCCTGCGCGCCCTGTGCGCCAGCATGGGTGACAAGGCCAAGGGCTACGAGAACTTCGTGGCTCTGGGCGAGCGCGCCTACAAGGACGCCAAGGCCGAGGCTGATCGCACGGCTACCGCCAAGCAAGCCGCCATTCTGGAGGCTGCTGGTGACGAGGACACGTGGAAAGCGGTTCTCGCCTGGGCGGGTACCGTGGCTGAACCCCACGAGAAGACCCGCCTGAACGCCATGCTGGAAGGCGACGAGTTCCAAGCCCGTGCGGCTGCGAACCTGCTGGTCTCCCAGTACAACAAGCGTGTCAACGCCCCTCTCAAGCCCGCCGCCAAGCATGACGCCTCTGGCGAGAAGGCTGGCAAGGAAGTCCCGGCCACGATCACCCGTCGCGAGTTCGCGTCCGAGGTCCGCGCCCTGGCTTTCAAGCACGGCGACAACTACAACACCACCCCCGAATACAAACAGCTCGTTCAGCGTCTCAACGCTGGCCAGCGCTAAACCATAAGGAAGAGACCACATGGCTCTGTTTGACGACGCTGGCCTGATCCCGGCCGCACAAATCTCGCGCCCGAACCAGAAGGACAGCACCGGCTCGATCGAAGCCCTGGTGCTCGCCGAGTACGGCGGTCAGGTCGAAGGCACCATCGAGCGCCGCTCGATCATGAACGGCTGGGTTCCGATGAAGTCGGTGCGCGGCACCAACACCGTGACGAACTACGCGGTCGGCGAAGCCACGCTGCAAAAGCTGGTCGTGGGTACGCCGCCGGACGGTAGCCCGACCGACCTGGGCAGCAACTCGGTCAAGGTCGACACTGTCGTGCTCGCCCGCACGATCGTGCCGCTGCTGGAAGAGTTCCAATCGAAGATCGATGTCCGCATGGAGATGGGCACCGAGCACGGCAAGAAGATCGCGAAGTTCTTCGACGAGAGCTTCCTGATCCAGGGCGCGAAGGCAGCCACCTCGACCAACTCGGCGTTCAGCTCGACGGCTGGCAAGCCTGCCGGTCACTACGGCGGTACCGTCAAGACCCTGGCCGACACCGCCAGCTCGAAGGACCCGGCCAAGCTGTACTCGGCCATCCGCAACCTGTTCACCGACATGGAAGCCAAGGATGTCTCGCCGCGTGACGACGACATCGCCCTGTTCTTCCGTCCGGAGCAGTTCTACGCTCTGCAAGACGCCGAGCAGATCGTCAACGGCAACTACATCACTTCGGCAGGCAACCGTCTGAATGACGTGGCGATCTTCAAGGCCTTCGGCGTCCCGGTCTTCTCGACCAACAACCTGCCGAAGACCAACATCACGGGCCACTTCCTGTCGAACGCGGGCAACTCGAACGCCTACGACGGTGACTTCACCAAGCTGGTGGGTCTGGCCATGTCGGCCAAGGCCCTGCTGGCGGGTGAGACCATCCCGCTCCAGCACAAGGTCTGGTTCAACGACGAGTACAAGGTGCACTTCGTCGACAGCTGGCTGTCGTACGGCGTCACCAAGAACCGCTGCGAGTACGCTGGCGCTCTGTACATCGCCTAAGCCTACATTCCCCTGGAGACTAACACTCTCCGGGGGAATTTTCCTTCGGAGCACTCATGGCCTTTCTCACCACGCTGGATGTGATCAACGCCCAGCTTGCGACCCTTGGTGAAGCACCCCTCAACGACATCGAGGAGGATCACCCCTTCGTGGCTGCTGGCCTGCTGTCCCTGCGCACAATCAATAACCGTGAGCAGGCTAAGGGCTGGTGGTTCAACAAGGAGATCGTTACGCTGAACCCCGACGCTACGACGGGCAGCATCTCGATCCCAGACGACGCTATCAGCGTAGACCCGATTGACGGGAGCCACTACGTGATGCGAGGGCGTCGCCTCTACAACCCCAACACGTCGACCTATGTGTTCACCGCCCCTGTGCGTGTACGCCTCATTCGACGACTTGATTTTGAAGACCTACCGCCCTCGGCTGCGGACTACATCGCACTCTCGGCTACGTACGAGTTTGCGGACAGCTACGACGCCGACAAGGCTAAGGTGGACAGACTGTCGCTGCGGCGACGGGAGGCCCTCATCACGCTGAACTCGGAGCACATCCGGAACAGCAACGTCAACTTCCTCGACCGCCCTGCTACAGCCGCCTCGCTGTACCGGCTAGGTCGTTCCCCGCAACTCGGCGGGATCAGAAACTAGGAGCACTCCATGGCGAAAGTCTCTGGCGCATACGACACTGTCGTTCGCGGCGTGTCGGAACAGGTTCCCCAGGACCGCCGCCCTGGCCAGCACCACGAGCAGATCAACCAGATTTCGGACCCGGTTCGCGGCAACGCCCGGCGTCCGGGGTCTGTGCTGCAAATCGAGCAGGCCAAGACGGCTTACAGCGCCCCCGTGTGGGCGAAGTGGCTGGCCGACACTCGGTACCACAAGACCCTGCCCTTCCAGATCGGTGGGGTAGAGTACGACATCTCGTACAGAACCAAGGCCGACACGCAGGCGCTGGGTAGCGACACCTTTGCGTTCGCCTACAACAAGACATCCAAGACCCCCGTGCCTATCACCATGGGTTCGGGTACGGCTGCACTGCAAGCCGGTGGCGTCTCTGCCATCGTCAGTGTGGGCAAGTACCTGTTCATCGCAGGCAACACCGTGGTCCCTACCTACACCGGTACGGACACCTGGGGGGCTACTGCAAACCGCCAAAAGATGGCTGTGCAGTTCCGTGGCGGTGCGTACTCTCGCACCTTCCGGGTCAAGCTGACCAAGACGGATAACACCACCATCGAGAAGACGTACAAGACCAAGTCCTCGTCGTACCCCACGGCGCTGAACACGTCCGACATTCCGTCAACCGATCCGCAGTACCAAGGCAAGATCGCTGAGCGCACTGCACAGTACAACTCCGCTGTGACCCTGTGGATTGGCGAGGCTGCGGCCGACCAAACCCCTGAGAACCTAGCCACGCAGTTCGCCGCCCTGTTCACCGCCGATGGCGTGACTGGCGTGACGGCTGTGGCCGGGACACTCTGCATCGACAACCCTCTGTACAAGGAGGTGCTGGCCGAGGACAGCGGTGACGGCTCGCTGGTGCGGGCGGTTGGTGGGGTCATCAACAACGTGGACCTCGTGTCTGGTGTGCACTGGCCTGGGAAGGTCGTCAAGGTGCGCCCCAAGAAGGCGAGCGAGGAGGACGCCCTGTACCTCAAGGCTGTACCGAAAGACCCGGCCATTACTGGCGCGTTCACCGAGGTGACGTGGATGGAAGGTGCTGGGTTTGAGATGCAGCCTACCACGGTGTTCGCTGTGGGCACTATCGTTGGCGGTACGCTGTACATCGGCGGCACTCCTGCCGAGCTGGCCTCGATCTCGGGGGACGCTACGCCAGGGTTCAGCAAGAACCTTGTGGGCGATCAGGTCACTGCACCTCTGCCGTACTTCATGAACCGCAAGATCGACTACCTGGGTGTCTTCCAAGACCGGCTGGTAATCGGCTCCGGTGCTACGCTGTTCTTCTCCAGGCCTGGGGACTACTTCAACTGGTATCGCACCACAGTGCTGGCCATTGAACCCAACGACCCCCTGGAGCTTGCCGCCCTCAACGCCGAGGACGACACGATCAAGTTCAGTACGACGTACGACCGGAACCTGCTGCTGTTCGGCCTGAACAACCAGTACACCATCAACGGTCGTCAGACCATGGACCCACGCCAGCCTCCGAGCATTGTCGTGCAGTCCAGCTACGAGGACGCGGTTGACGCCGCTCCGGTGAACTCGGGGAACTTCGTGTTCTATGCGGACACCCACGCCGAGTACGCATCCATGCACCAAATCCAACTCGGTGCTATCGCGGATAACCCGGAGAGCTACAACGTCACTAACCAGCTAGACCACTACATCGCGGGCAAGCCTGTTGAGATCGTCCCTCTGACGAACCCCAACTGCATCTTCCTGCGTACGGACGGGCTGCGTAACCGACTGTACACGTTCTCCTACCTCGACACCGCTACGGGCGCTGAGCGCCTCTTCGATAGCTGGAGCCGATGGGAATGGGACGTGGACAACGTTGGCGCTATCATCGGCATGTCCCGCCATGAAGGGGACCTGCTGGTCCACCTAGTGAAGCAGGACGGGTTCAACATCTGGTACTCTGTCGAGCGCTTCGCTTTGGACACGGGTCTCAGCACCAAGCCGTACGCAGACAGTCTGCGCCCCGCTGCTGGACCCCTGGCTAACACCGGGTTCATCAAGACCACCTCGGCTGCGGCTGCGCACTCGTACATCGCGTTCGGCTCTGGGACGTACCGTTTCCTCGGCACTACGCTGGACCGCTATGCCGCCTTTGTGGAAGACTACCCTACGGCCCCTTCTGAGGCCTGGGTCGGTGTCCACTACGACGCTATGGTGACGCCCACGAACCCGTACATGCGGGACAGCCAGGGCAAAGCCATCGTCAATGGCCGACTGACTTTGACCAAGGTGCTCATCGCGGTCTCGGACAGTGGTGGGCTGGTGGTAGACCTTGAGACCGCTCGTGGGACTAGCCGCGTGGCCGACTGGGTCGGGCGCGTGCTGGGGCGAGCCGCCGACCTCGTCGGTCGTCAGCCCATTGTGACCAGCAACGTGTCTGCCCCCATCGGCCGAGAGGTCAGGGAGTGTAAGTACACTATCCGGTCTAAGACGTTCCTGCCTATGACGATCACTGCGATCGAGTGGGTGGGGCAATACTTCAACAATCTGCGTAGGGTGAACTGATGGGCTCCATCGGACGTCTCTTTACGGCTGGCGCGGAACACATCCGAGCGCAGTCCAAGGTAGACGCTGGACGTATCGTCCAGGCCGCATACAACCGCAATCAGATTAGCCTGTCAGACGCTAAGACCCTTCTCCAAACCGTGAACAACGCGGCGGCGAAGGACTGGGCGTCTGCACAGACTGCGATCCGAGACGCGAACAACTATGCGACCAGTACGATCACGTCTGCACAGAACAGACTGATCGACGCACAGAACACCATTGCCTCTGGCCTCACCGAGGTCCAGAACAAGTACGCGGTGTTCACGGCTACCAATCAGAACAAGCTGCTTAACCAGCAGAATGAACTGAACATCAAGACTACGGCTGCGTCTAACGCAGCGGCCCAGGGGATAGCCGCCAGCAACACGGCTACCTCTGCTGGCATCGCCGGTGCACAGAAGCAGGTACAGGACTTCCGCAATGCTACGGCGGTGGACGTTGCCTTGGCCCAGCGTAAAGTCCAGGCGGCTCGCAATGAGCGCGCTGCTGCTGAGACTACCCTGGCCCTGTGGAGCCAGTCTGTGGCAAACCAGCACCTGCTGGACGAGGCCGGTGATCGCATCACGGCTGTGCAGGAGGACGCTGCTAAGCGCTTTGACCAATCGCTGGTCGGCCGCATCTCGGATCGTCTCAAGGGCGCAGAAGCCCTCGGCGCGTCGCTGGCGCAAGCTGGTGCAGCCGGGCTGGGCGGGGCTACTGTAGAGAGCTTCGCCCAGGACATTCGTCTCCGGGAGGCCCTCAAGGAAGAGGCCGAAGACCGCCAGATTGCCGCCACCCTGTACGCCGCTGGGCAACAACGGGGCGCTCTACTGGAAGGTGCTGTTGGTCAGATGGATGGCCGACCGGTTATCGCTGACATGGACTACTCGGCTATCGTGCCGGAAGGTCAGGACTTCACGCCAATTGCGGCTCAGAAGTTCGTCGCCGACACCCAAGTCGCACAGCAGTCCTTCGGCTTCCAGACACCTGAGCTACAGGTCGCTGGGCAGAACTACGACAAGGCGTACGCCGCGCTCGACTTCACGCCCTTCGTTGCCGATCAGGACTACGAGGTGTTCCAGCCCAATCTGGACTACACCGTGTACGTCGACCACAAGAAGATGTCGTTCCTCCAGAAGTTCCTCACCGTGGGCGCTGCTGGTGTGGCTACGTACTTCGGTGGGCCTGCCGCTGGTGGCGCTGTGTTGGACGCGAGCTTCGCGATCAACGACGCCCAGAACGGTAACTTCGGTGCAGCCATGCAGGGCTTCAACAGCTCGGCTTCCGGCTTCACCTCTGCGTACAAGAACTACCAGAAGACCGGCAATCAGCCGTGGGCTTCTACCATGTTTAAATCCTCGCCTTCGGGCGCTAACCTCAAGGTGTAACCTATGGCGATTGATCCTCGCTCCAGCTACCAGGGCCGCGCGCCTCGCGCTGACCTCCGCGTTAACGGGGTCAATCCGGTGAACCGCGTCGTCACCTCAGCCCCGCAATCCGACTACGGTGGGGTAGGCATCCCTGACTTCCTGGCCCAACTCGTGGAGCCCGCTCTGGAGCGCAAGCAAAGAGAGCTGATCTACAAGGGGTTCACGGAACAGGCTGCCAAGCGGGCTGAGGGTGGCGTACTCGACGACGAAGGTAGCCCGATCTCCAACATCTTCGGCCCCTCCTACTATCAGGAGGGCGCTGCGATGTACGAGGCCCAGACCCGCATCCAAGAACAGCAGGCTGGGTGGCTGGGTGAGATGGACACCCTCAAGCTCATGAAGCCCGACGAGCTGGCTAAGAAGCTGGCCGACGACGGGGACAAGCTCATGACGGGCAACCCCTGGGCTGACAAGATCATCCAACAAGGTCTCATGAACACCATGGGGCCTATGATCGACCAAGTGACCAGAGCCCGTGTAGCACACCAGCAGCAGGAGGCGGTGGACAAGCAGGTCAACGCTATCGACCTAGCCGCTACCAACCTGCAAACGCTGGGGTCCAATGTGTCCCTGTACAGCACTGGGGATGACGGTGCTACTCAAGCGTACGCTGCGGCGGAGAAGTCCTTCCTGGGCCTGATGGCCAAACCTCCGGGTCAGACCGACGAGAGCTTCCGCAAGAGCATCAACACCTCGCTGCGCATGGCCCTGGACAAGGGCAACCTGCACGCCTTCGAACTCCTCAAGAGCACCGGTATTCTCGGGGCCATGGAGGCTAAGGACGCAGAGGCCATCGAGCGGATGTACGACAGCAAGGCTCGCGCCGCTATGAACGAAGCTGCGGTCAACACCCCCGGTGTGATGCAACGCCTGTTGAGTATCGAAATCCTGACGCAGAAGAACAAGGATGGGAAGTTCTCCGCAGGGTCTGCCGACAAGGCCATGACCTTGCTTAAGGAGGCCAACGAGGGCGTCAAGGCCGTGACCGGCTCCAAGACCGACATGTTCACCCTGGAGGACTTCGTCCGGGTGGGTGGCAACGTGGTCGCCGCGCAGTTCGAAGCCCAGCGCCGAGAGCAGGCGAAGTGGGAGAGCCGTATGGAACAGGACGAGCGCGACCGGCTTAAAGCCCAAGGCTACGCCGACAGCGCTAAGCTGGCTGCGGCTACTGGAGGTCTTGGTGAAGCGGTGAAGATCGGTGCTACTACGGCTGACGTGGCTGACCTCTACATCCGCAACCAGATCAGGGCCGGTAACCTCGGTCAGGCGTACTTGAACTTCAAGACCGACAAGTTCGTCTCGCAGCAAGCCGTGAAGGAAATCGCGGCCGGTCTGGAGAACTCCCTCGGCAAAGGGTACACCAATGACGTGGACAGCAAACTCAAGCTGTTCAACTCTATGGTGGACCAAGGCAGCATCGGCATGGCGCAGGCGTACTACGGGACAGAGATGTCCGCGCGCATGGCGCAGATGTCCCGTGCCATCGACGGCGGGGCTACTCCGCAGCAAGCGTACGAGGCGGTCATGGCTGACAAGTACATGGGCACTCGTCTGCAACTAGACCCGGCCATCCGCAAGGAGGCTGGCGTGCTGCTGGACCGCGAGGTCAAGGACAGTATGCCGGGATGGGCCTCTGGCCTCCAGGCGTGGCCTGAGAGCACCAAGCGTACCGTCAAGCAGGTGATCACCGAAGACTTCGCCATCGGCTACAAGAACTACGGACGTGATCCTAAGAGCATCGCTGCCGGTGCGTACGAGGCTGCTGTAGCCTCTGGCCGTCTGGAGGTACTGGGCGGGTTCGCTATCGTGAGCCCCTCGAAGCGAGAGCCCTTGGCTGCTGCCCTCAAGGTACCTGCCAAGACGCTAGACCGGGCTATGTTCGAACTAGCTGATGAACGCTTCAAGGCGGCTGGCTATGGTAAGGGCGCTGCCAACGGGGAGTACAGCGTCATCCGTGCTCCCAACAACAACGTGGTCATCATCGGCCACGACCCCGATAAGGGGACCGAGAAGGTCATCACTATGCGACCTGACGAACTCAAGCGTAGGGCCGAAGAGGTCGCCCGCAAGAGCATCAGCCACGGTATCGGCTTGACACTGCCGCGTATCTCCATTGAGCGCACGCAGGCCAGCAAGACCGATCCGGGCTTCGCTATCGTCACACACTAACGGGAGGGCTTCGGCCCTCCCTCCACTCTCAGGAGAGACACATGGACATCAACGATCTCAGGGGCAAGTCCCGTTCAGATCAGTTCGCTATCGCCGCGAAGTACGCGGGGGTCTCGGCTGACGTGCTGGAGAAACAATGGGCTCGCGAGAGCAACCGGGGAGACCCGAAGTACATGCTGAGCCCGGCTGGTGCTCGCGGACACTTCGGCCTCATGCCTGCTACTCAGAAGGCGTGGGAAACCCGCACGGGTCAGAAGCTGGACCCCAACGATTTCACTGACGGCTTGTACATGGCCGCGCTCACCATGGGTGAGAACATGAAGGCCACCGGTAACGTGGCTGATGCCTTGCGCATGTACAACGCTGGCAACAACCGAGACAAGTGGGACAACAAAGAGACGCGAGGCTACGTAGCCTACATCCTGGGTACCGACCCAGGCACGGCGGATCGCCTGCGTACGCAAGCACCTAGCACGAAGCGGCTGGACGACATGAGCGACGAGGAGATTATCTTCGGTCGCAAAGAGGACACCAAGGACCCAGGTCCGCGCGGTGTGCGGGTGTCCGCTGGGGACATGGCCGCAAGAGCCCTGTCTGTCGCCCCTCGCACCGTAGACGACCGTACTACGATCGCTTTCGAGGATGCTAGGCAGCGCGAAGGCAACGCGGTCTTCCAAGAGGCTTACAAGGACAGCCTGACGGTCGGCGATAAGTTCGCCGCTGGGTTCCACGAGGGCGGTCTGTTCGACGGTGCTGTGCACATGCTGGAGCGGGCTATGGCCCCCAACGATCAGGCGCACTCCCGCTGGCTGTCGGACAACCTCAAGACCGTCTGGGCTGATGCCAAGATGGACGATGATGCAGCCCACATGCTGCTGTCCACGAACTCCAAGGTAGAGTACGACCACGCCCTTGAGTGGATCGAGGAGAAGCACGAGAACCAGCGCGCCCTCAGCGCTGTAGGTCCCGTCGAGGGCACAGCCTGGACCCTGGCCGGTGGTGCAGCGGACCCGGTGTCCCTGGTCGCTGGCGGACTGATCTCTAAAGGCTTCCGCGCTGCGCAGATCGGCTCCGAGGTGTACTTCAACAGCGGCAAGTTCGCTATGGGCGTCCTGTCGTCTGGTGGCGAGAACGCCCTGGCTAACGTCCTGGGTACCGCTGCCCTCCAAGCCTCTGGCGAGGTCGAGACGCCGCAGGACTACCTACTGTCCGGGGCCTCGGGCTTCATCCTGGGCGGGCTGGTTGGGGCCGGTGTGCACGGTCGTCAGATCGCCCGCACCGAGAAGGCGAAGCTGGTGGCCAAGGCCGAAGATGCCCTGCCGGAAGGCGCTGAGCCGCACGAGATCGCCGCCAAGGTGGACGAGATGGTCACTGATGACCACCGGGCCGCTATCGGCCAGCAACTCGCCAACGTCTCGGACGAGCGCCGCCTGATGCCCATGAAGGCTTCGGACGTGCTGGCTGCTACCCCTGCTGACCGCCAAGCGATCATCGACCGCCACGGGCTGGACATCATGTCCGACAGCTCGGAGCAAGCCATGACTGCCGAGATCATCGCAAACGCCGAGCGGGTCAATAAGGCTATCCCGACGAACGACAAGGGTCTGACGCACGTCACCGGCTGGCTGCCGGGTGCAGAGAGCCCTGCCATGTCTGGCCTCAAGTCTGACAGCAAGGTGCTACAGGCGGCGTCGAAGACTATCATGGAGAACACCACCGGCGCTGGCGGCCGTGGGGTCACTGCGGCCAACACTGCGGCAGTCTATGAGCGCATGCTCCAGGCTAACCTTCACCGGTACGATGACCTAGTGTCTGCGTTCGCTAAGGCGGAAGGCATCTCGTGGTCTAAGCAGTTCCTCAGCGCCGAGGCTACCAAGGCCTTCGGGCGCAGGGTGTTCTACGAGATCGAGAGCCGCAAGCCCGGTAAGATTTCCACCGAAGCCAGCCCGATCGTGAAGGCTGCTGCGGACGCTGTGGAGAAGGGTATGGAGGCCGCACGGCTTATGCAGCAGGAAGCCCGAGTGGCTGGCTGGGCTCGCCTGGGCGACACCTCCAAGGGCTACATCACGCACCGCCTGTCGGTCGAGAAGGTGGCCAAGCTCAAGCCCGAGCAGATGACTGCGGTCTACGACATGCTGTCTAAGCAGATGCAGGAACTCAACACGTACCGCGTCGCAGAGGACGGTAAGGAAGTCATCAAGCACTGGGACAAGAAGTTCTCGGACGAGATGGCCCGAGCCTACATCGAACGCGCTACGCAGAAGCAAGCCGGGATGTACGAAATCCCCGTGAACCTCCACGAGCCGGAAGCGGCTGATCTGCTGGAGGATGTCATGGAAGGCCTGGGTCTGGACTACAAGGAGCGCAAGGAAGCCCTCGGCTCCATCGGCCGGGGCGGTGCTGGGTATACCAAGCAGCGTATCCAGTTCGACATGACTGCGCCCATCCCTGATGGTAACGGCGGTGTTATGCCTGTGGGCGACCTGTTCGAACACGACATTCAGGGCCTGTACCGAGCCTACATGCGTAGAGCCTCTGGCGAGATCGCCCTGGCTACTCACGGCATCCTCGGCACCAAGGGGCTCAAGATGCTGCGCCAAGCGGCTGTCGCTGAGCTTAAGGGCTCGGGCAAGCTGAACGACCCTAAGAACATGAAGGCCCTCAAGGGCTTCGATCAGGTCGCCAGCGAGCTGCTGAACCAGTCGTTCGGAGACAACCGCCACACGTGGATGGACAACATCAACATCGCGACCTCGGCGTCGCGTCTGGGGATGGCCGTGTTCAACCAGATGGGTGACTACAGCAACAGCCTAGTTGCCCTTGGTGTGGCCCGCACTGCCGCACAAATCCCGGCTATCCCGCGCCTGTTCAAGGAGGTGGGTATGCTGGCGAAGGGCGGTACTCCGAAGAACCCCATCCTCCATTCCCTGGACCGTATGGGTGGTGTGGGCCTGGACGACTACTACGCCACGCGCCTGATGGACACCCGCGACCACAACGTGGTCATCTACGGCCAGAACAGCGTGGGGCACTTCGGCCAAATCCTCCGCCGTGTCGGGGATGCTCAGTACATCATCAACGGCCACCGCCGTCTTGTTGCTGTGCAGGCCCGTGGTGCATCTGAACAGATCGTCCGCAAGGCTCTGCGGTACATCAAGAACGGCCAAGAGAGCAAGGCCCTAGACGACATGGGCTTCACTGGAGCGATCCGTGAGAAGATCAAGCGGAACCTCGACAACATCACGACGTGGGACAAGTACGGCGAGGCCAAGGAGATTGACTTCTCCAAGGGCGACCTGACTTGGGCTGACCAAGTGGAAATCCGGGGTATCGTCGACCGTGGCGGTGGGCAGATCATTCAGCGCACATACCCCGGTGAAACCGGGCCGTGGGTCCACGACAGCCAGCTATCTCTGCTGTACAAGTTCCGTACCTACGGGCTGACGGCTATGGAGAAGCAGTGGTCGCGGAACACCATGAACCACGGGCACGTCGTAGCCTTCGCTTCGCTAGTCGGTGCGATTGGCTGGGCTATGCCCATCTACGCTGCACGTGTGCACGTCGCCTCGCTGGGCATGAGCCGCAGCAAGCGCGAGGAGTACATCGAGGATAAGATGAAGTGGGAGGCAGTCGCGCGCAACGTCATGAACTACGGCTCGTCCTTCGGCCTCACTGGGGACATCATCGACGTAGGCGCTACGTACGCCACTTCGTTTAGAGATAGCCCTGCTGCTGAGTTTGCTGGGCGTATGGGCACCGGAGGCAAGTACGGTGGTGGGTCTCTGCTGGGCAACACCGTAGCTCCGGGTCTCGGGGTTATTGAGGACGTTTGGCAGGGTTCGCACCAACTGGCAGACCGCACCGATGGGACTGCGGGTGCTGGCTGGCGCAAGCTGGCCAAGGTCCTTCCTGGCTCCAATCTGCCCTTCGTGCAACCGATGTTCAATGCCTTCGAAGACGAGAACTAAAGTGGAGGCCTGCCGTAGAGGTGGGCCTCTACACCCCTGTAGTTTTAGTACATTCTCGCTACACCAATCATGCAAGGAAGGAGTGCTAGTTGGCTGACAATCCTATGCTAGACCCGAGCATTTCTTACTCGACCAATCGTTTCACCAGCAATGGTTCGCAGACGACCTTCGAGCTGAGCTTTGCGGGTGGCTATATTTCACAGTCGAACGTCAAGGCGTACTACGTCAATGACCTCGACCAAATCGTGCTCGTCACGCTGAACTTCATCGGTACCAACACCGTGAGCATTAGCTCCCCGATCCCCTCGGGTAAGGTGCTGGTCGTCTATCGGGACACCCCGAAGGACGCACCCCTGGTGGACTTCCAAGACGGGACCATCATCAACGAGAAGAACCTCGACAAGCTCGCTAAGCAGGCCATCCTGGCTACTGGCGAGATGCTCGATCGGTTCAACGAGACCATCACCACCAACAAGGGCGACATTCAAGACTTCACCACTCTGATCGAGGGTGAGCTGGCTGTCGTGCAGGACGGCATCGATGCGGTGAACGCTGAGTTCACCCTGATCAACTCTAACATCGCTGCGGCTAACACCACGGCGGCGTCGGCTGTTACCATCGCCAACTCGGCGGTGACTACGGCGAACGCTTCCAATGTGACTGCCGGTACTGCGCTGGCTACCGCCAACACGGCGAAGTCTACGGCTGATGCTACGGCTGCGCAGTTTGCCAGCCTGCTGGCTACGGTCAATAGTATCGCTGGCGTGGACTTCACGGGCTTCGTGCAGACTACCGGGGATCAGACCATCGGTGGGAACAAGACGTTCTCCAACGCGATCAAGGTCGGTCCTACGGGGGCTACCCAGGTCACGTTCTCCGCTGGCGGTACGTTCACTATCAACGGCACCACGCGCACGCTCAACGCCTGGGCAGACATCACGGGGAAGCCCCCGACGTATACCCCGTCTGCGCACACGCACACCAAGGCGGACATCACCGACCTGTCCCTGAACATCAGCGACATCGTAGGCCTGACCGCTGCCCTGGCTGGCAAGCAGACCCAGGATAGCGACCTCGACAGCATCGCGGCACTGTCCACGACTTCGTTCGGGCGTAGCCTGCTGACCTCGGCATCGTCCCTGGCTCTTGCTGGCGCGGCCTCTGTGATCGGCGACGTGTGCTACACGGCTGGTTCGGCCCCGTCTGGGTTTGTCCTGGCTGACGGTAGCTCGTACCTAGCCTCGGCGTACCCCACGGCAGCGGCCATGTTCCCCACTGCGCCGGGAACGGGGGCGACTACAGCCGCTACGAACACGGCGTTCAACCCTCCGGGCTTCAACCGGGCTGCGGCCACGGGCGGCAGCACTGTGGTGACTGTCGGCGACAATGGCGCGGTGCACTATAGCACTGACGGAGGCACCCTCTATGTGGGGGCGAACTCCACGGTTACGGTTACTCTGCGCGGTGTCTGCTGGACGGGTACTGCTTGGATCGCTGTCGGCGACAATGGGACCATCATCACCTCTCCTGACGCGATCGTCTGGACGGTACAGACCTCACCGGTCACCGACAACCTCCGAAGTGTCACGTATGACGCGGGGTCTAACACCTCAATCGCTGTCGGCGACGGTGGGCGCATCCTGCGGTCGGCTGGTACTACGGGTGTCACGTGGGCCACCGTTACGTCTCCTCATACGACGACGTATTACAGCGTGTCTACTGATGGGGTTGGCTCTGTGTTTATCGCCGGTACCAATGGTGCCTTCGCGTACAACCCGTCCGTGAACAACACTAATGGTTTCGCCGGTGCTACCAGAGGCTCCGTCAACCACGTGCAAATTCTGTGGAACGCGGGTAACAACCTGTGGCTGCTGATCAACAACAACTGCGATTGCTGGTATGGGACTACTGCCCAATTCAAGGGTGGCAGCCAGTCTACCTCCCTCAATAGTGCTAACGGTCTATCGGGTAGAACGGCCTCGTGTATCGGGCGTAACGGTGGGCAGTTTGTAGTCTGCGCCAGCGGCCAGATATTCTACAGCACTGATGGCGGCTCGTGGTCGTACACCGGCGGCTTCTCTGTATCATACTGCGCCTCGTATAGGGCGTCTGGCGGGTGGTCTGGGTTCCCTGTAGGTAGCCTCTCGAACCTGAACTACGTGTCCAGCGGAGACAACCCGGCTTCGTACAGTACGGCGTCCAATCCCTTTGGGCCGCGCTCTGCAATGTCGTACGCGGCCTCGAAGGGTGACGGTACTATTGTAGTTGGCGGGGCGTCTGGGGTACACTTCGTCAGGCCGTCAGGTTTGACGATCCCCGTCCTCAACTCCGCCACGGCTGTTGTGGACATCCTCTGGGACGGCACGGCGTACATAGCAGCGTGCGCTGCGGGCGCTGGGCAGATGCCCATGTACACGTCTCCGGACGGCACCACATGGACGCTCAATGCGGCCGGTAACACCGGGGAAGGCGCTCAACGCCTCCTCAAAGTGCCAAACGGTGTGCTGCTAGTCACGACTTCTGGCCGGGTGCTGTTCTCTACAAACAGCGGCCTGAACTGGACTGTCGCGGCAACCGGGCTACCCACTGCGGTGGCCGGTATGGCGTGCATCGGCAGCAAGGCCTGCATCCTCCAGACTGACGGTACTGTGTGGACGGCTTCGCAGTCGTCTTCCTGGGCCACGTGGTCGTCCTCGTATAGCTCGGTGGCGTTCGCTGGCGCGTCTATGGCAGGCCTCATTGGCGGCAATGGCATGGCAGTGGCGTACTCTAGCGGGGGCTCGACAAAAACCTACCTGACCTACGACTTCGTGTCCTGGACAGCGGTTGGCGCGGTGGGCAACAACGCTGTACGTGGAACTTACTACGGAGGTGCGTTCGTCATCGCCATCAATCAGGGTGTAATCGTGTCTAAGGACGGAAAGTCCTGGGTGGGGTTGAACTCTGGGGGTGGTCAGACTGCGGTAACCTCCGGGGTCTACGATCCAGCGACCTCTAGGTTCGTGTTCGTGGGTACCGGCCCTAACTCCGTGGCGGTATACATTCCGTTTACTGCGGTGTCACCGGCTGCGTTCTCTATTCCGTACATCGCCCCGCAGGGCGCGGTTAATGCGTACCTGAAAATCCAGTGAGGCTGAATGTCTGACTACACCATTTGCCTCGTTGATGATGCAGGCGTCTTCCAAGGAAGCGTCCGCACTATCGGCGAGGCGGATGGGTGTCCTCCCGGTTGGGTGCGGGCACCTGTCCCTGAACACTATCCTGGGTACTACGCCGTGCTATCAAGCACTGGCTGGACCCATGTTCCGGTAGCTCCCGTAGCTCCCCTGCCCGTGCCTGAGCGCATCTCTATGCTCCAGGCCACTCTGGCTCTCATGCACTTCGGTGCATACGACGCTGTGGATCAGGCCATCCGAAACTCGGGTGATGCTGTACTCATGGCGTACTGGACCCGGAGCACCGAGGGCTTCGAACGATACCATCCGGCCATCCTCATGGTGCAAGCCTGGATGGGTTGGGAGGACCAGACTATGGACGATATGTTCCGCTTCGCGGCTACCTGCAATGACGCCGGGCCGCTACTTCTGGAACCTGCTCATCGCCCTTGACCAACTGCTGAACACGCTGTTGGCAGGGAACCCCGATGAGACCCTGTCGAGCCGGGCCTACAAGGCCTCTCTCAAGGGGAAAGCCTGGGGCTGCATCCTGTGCAAGCTCCTCGACAAGATCGACAAGAACCACTGCGCCGAGAGCGTAGAACCCGACGAGAAATAGGAGATTGGCGGATGACGCCTAATACCGGCGGCGAGTACATCGTTGCGGCAGTCAAGGCGAGCCCGTCTGTCATGGTGAGCGGCATGACCATGTTCGGCATCCCGCTGAACGAGATCGTGCTGCTGCTCACCGCGCTGTACACCGTACTGCAAATCGGGTGGTTCATGTGGGACCACTTCATCAAGGACAAGGTCAATGGCCGCAGACGAGAACGCGCTTAGCGCTCTGCACAACAAGGTCGCCCAGACCCTGAGCAAGGCACTGGACGGCACTACGATCCCTGCGGTCGTAGACGAGGAGACCGGAGAGGTCCAGGCCGAAGAGGTGTTTATGCCGCCGAGCGCGGCGTTCATCACGGCTACCATCCAGTTCCTCAAGAACAACAACATCACCTGTACGCCTGCCGATGACAACTCGCTGGGCGAACTGGAGGCTAAGCTTAAGGCCCAGCAAGCAAACCGCAAGAACCGTCTGGCTAAGCCGGACAAGGCGGACTTTGCCCTGGCTGCCGAGGCCGCCGACTTCCGCACGGGTCTGCCTAACTAATGGCGATCCGCGAAGGACACGAAGCCCAGCTTGCTCGCTGGAAGACCCTGGAAGTTCTACAGCGGCACTACGCCGACTTTGACGACTTCCTGGCAGATGCCATGGAGCACCTGGGCTTCGACACCTCGCCTGTACAGTATGACATTGGCCGGTTCCTCTCTGAGGGTCCGCGATATGCCATGGTGCAGGCGCAGCGTGGTCAGGCTAAGACTACCATCACTGCGGCATACGCGGTGTGGTCCCTGATCCACGACCCGAAACACCGCGTGCTGGTGCTGTCGGCGGGTGGCACGCAAGCCAACGAGATTTCAACGCTCATCGTCCGTCTGATCATGACGATGGAGGGTCTGGACTGCCTGCGGCCTGACCCTACGAACGGCGACCGAACATCGGTCGAAGCGTTCGACGTGCACTACACGCTCAAGGGCGTCGACAAGTCACCCTCCGTGGCCTGCGTCGGCGTTACCGGCAACATCCAAGGCAAGCGGGCCGACCTGCTGATCGCCGACGACATCGAGAGTATGAAGAACAGCCGCACGGCTGGCATGCGCGAACTCCTGCTGGAGATCACCCGCGACTTCACCTCGATCTGCTCGACCGGCAAGATCATCTACCTCGGCACTCCGCAGTCCATCGAGAGCGTCTACAATACCCTGCCTGGGCGCGGCTTTGTTGTCCGCATCTGGCCCGGTCGCTACCCTACTCCTGCACAGCGGGAGAACTACGGGGACATGCTGGCTCCGCTGATCGCGCGAGCCCTGGACCTGAACCCAGCTCTCGCCTTTGGTGGCGGGATGCTGCTGGATCAAGGTCAGCCTACCGACCCGACGTACCTTACGGAGGAAATCCTCCAGAAGAAGGAACTCGACCAGGGTCCGTCGTTCTTCCAGCTCCAGCACATGCTGAACACAAAGCTGGCGGACGCCGAGCGCTTCCCGCTCAAGCCCGAACATCTGATCGTGCTGAACCTGGGTCGCCTGGGCGAAGCCCCTATGACCGTCAAACGCGGGCTAACCTCCGAGTACCTGCAACCGTACTCCTCCCATAACGTGAGCTTCAAGATGTCTGCGCCCCATGCTGGGTCTGTCGGAGACCTCGCGAAGTTCCAGGGTGTCGTCATGTACGTGGACCCGGCGGGCGGCGGTAAGAATGGGGACGAGACCGGGTACGCTGTCACAGGCTTCCTGAACGGCATCGTGTACGTCCTAGCGGCGGGCGGTGTCCCAGGCGGGTACTCGATCGAGCAGATGAAGACCCTGCGCAACCTCGCCAAGCTCTGGAAGGTCAACCGGGTCATCATCGAAAAGAACATGGGCTATGGCGCGTTCAGAGAGGTCTTCCTCCCTGTACTCCGTGACCCCTCTGTGGACCCTGCGACTTCGGAGCGCCTGGGCTATGACTGTGCCGTCGATGACGACATGGTGCACGGCCAGAAGGAACTCCGCATCATCGAGACCCTGGAGCCGGTTATGGCTCGGGGTGCGCTGGTGTTCAACGAGAGCATCGTCCAAGAGGACATGGACCGGTGTGCCGTACACTCCGCCGATAAGCGGAAGCTGTACAGCCTGTTCCACCAGATGTCCAAGATTACGCGAGACCGTAACTGCCTCTCGCACGACGACAGACTAGACGCCCTGGAAGGGGCTGTCCGGTACTGGCAGGCTATGCTGGCCATCGACCAACAGAAGGCGGTGGAAGCCCAGCGGGCCAAGGAGATGGAGGCGTTCTTCAAGGACCCCTTCGGCCACAACAAACATCAACCCCGTGTTGTCCGTGGTGCATCCATGTTCAACAAATACAGGAGATAGCTCTTATGCAAGAGTACAGCCTGCCCTCCCCTGGCATCGGAGGCAAGTCCCACCATCTGCGCCGCATCGCTGCGAACGCCATCAGCTACATCGAGAGCAACGCTCCGAACTACGCCAGTGGCAAGCACCCGAGCGCGAAGGACCTCTCGGACTTCTTCACGGCCTGCGCCACGGCCATCGCTTCGTACGTCAACGTCGCTGACGCTGGCAAGGGTGACAACTAATGGCCAATCCCAAGCTTGGCTCGTACACTGACAGCACCGGTTCCGACCGGCCTGTCCGTGGCGTCAGCCTTGTGGGTACCGGCGGGGATGGTCAAACGGCCATCCTCCCCAGTGGCGCTGCCGCTGCTGTCGATGACAGCCCGATCGCGGACCCGGTAGTCACTGGTACCGTCACCCAAGGCGCTGACACTTCGTGGACCTTCGCGTCTGCTGGTGCTGCACTCGTTCTGGACACGGCGGGGCAAGACGGCCTGACGCTGCAAGTTACCAGCGCGAACACCACCATCACGGTGCAGTGGTCCGCTTCGCCTAGCGGCCCGTGGTACGCTGGCCCGCTCATCAGCGTGGGTAACGTTGGCGCTGCCGCTGAGCTGGCGGTATGGCCCATCAACGCTGCGGGCCTCTTCGTCGCGAACAGCTACGGGCGCTATGCGCGCATCGTCAGCAGCGCCGCGACCTCCATCAACGTCTTCGTGGACTTCAAGCGCAACCGGGTCAACGCTCGCGGCATGTATCTTGCCGGTGCAGTGAACCTGAACGTTCTGAGCAACACGTACGTCACCGAGACTACGACCAACCTTGCGGCTTCGGCCACCTACACCGGTGCCTCCCGCGCAGCGGGTACGTCGCCGACTGTGAACTGCGTGTTCGCTGTCGAGGCGGAAGCTGACCAGAACCTCACGGTGTTCGTGGAGAAGTCCGTTGACGGCGGCACTACGTGGAGGCCGTGCAACGGCATCGCCGGTTCGGCGGTGACTGCGGGTACCACGTTCTACTTCAAGACTACGGTCATGGCGGCGAACTATCGTGTCCGCGCAACGAACACCGGTGCCTCGACTACCACGCGCATCCTGATCACCTCGGCGTTCGCGAGCGCCTAACGTGGTAGCCCGTAAGCTAGTCGGCCCCATCGCAGCAATGCTTGTGGTGGGTGCCGCTGGCACGGGTCTGATCAAGCAGTCTGAGGGTACTCGCTACAAGTCCTATCTGGATGAGGCGGGTATCCCCACTATCTGCACGGGCCACACCGGTCCCGAGGTCAAGCTCGGCCAGTATGCTACCAAGGAGGAGTGCGACAAACTCCTCAAACAAGACCTCCTGCGACATAGTGCCGCAGTGAGCAGGTGTGTTAACTATACCTTAACCCAGTACCAGTATGATGCTGTGGTCAGCTTCACCTTCAACGTCGGGGAAACCGCGTTCTGCCGCTCTACTATGGCGCGCAAGATCAACGCAGGGGACCTCCAGGGTGCATCGGCCGAGTTCCCGAAGTGGAACAAGGTGCGGATCAACGGTAAGCTGGTCGTTTCCCCGGGCCTGAGCGCCCGCAGGGAGCGAGAAAGGGAGCTATTCGAGGGGAAGGTACCCAAATGACGCAAAAGGTCTCCAGCGGCTGGAAATCGGCCTTCATGTTGATCGCCGTTGCGGCCGTTTTCCTGCTCGTATGGGCCGGTTTCGCCCAGCACGCAGCTACCCAGCGGAAGGATGAGCTTACGGCCCTCCAGGGCCAGTACGCCCAGGCTATCAAGGTGGTTCGCCAGCAGCAGTTGGAAGCGGTCTCCGCCGACAAGGCTACGGTGTCCGCCGCACAAGCCAAGGCGAAGATCGCCAAGAGTACCGAAACTGAACTCAAGAAGGTGGACAATGCGCTACAGAAGCATCCCGAGTGGGCTAATGAGCCTATTCCTGCTGATGTCCTTGACAGCATGCGCTAGCAAGGGTCCTCCGCAGGTGCTCCGAGTGACCCCTCCTGCTGCCCTGATGCAGCCGTGTCCTGACGATGTGCTCCCCCTTAAGGTCAACGGTGACATGCCGAAGAAGATTAAGGAACTCCGGGGTGTCATCGCCTGTGAGCGGGCTGACAAGGCTGCTCTGCGTGAGTGGGCCAAGTGACCCAGAATACCGTGGGAGTAACCTCGGCGGTCTGCCTGCGGGTAAGACGGAGGCCCACGACCTGAAAATGGTGTAGTAATGCGAGAGGGCCCCTCCCACGTCGCACCATGCGTGTGCCCCCGTGTACCCCTGCGTGCGCGCGGGAATAGCTCGGGCGTTGCGCGTGCGGTTATCCGTTTACTCGCGTGGTGACGCCAGTCGAACACCGGGCGGGGCGAGGGTACTCGCGTGGTTAGGGCGGGAGTACGCCGCACATCGGCGGGAGTGCAGGCGTGAGTACACACGAGGGGCA